CATTATCATTGAGAGTAGCTGTATCATCTATATACAGATTAGAACCTACAGATAAAGAATATGTAGGTGTAGTGTTTGCGATGCCCACATTATTTTGAGTATATATGTCACCATACACGTGAAGATTTACAGTGTTGGAAGTATCTAATTTATCATCAAATGTTGCGGTTGTGGGACCACCAAAAGTTCTCGTGAGATTAAACTTATCATTTGCGTGTGTATATCCTAAAAATACATTAGATGTTCCCGGAAATCCATCTCTCATAAGAACAGCCATATCATAGGTTCCGTTATTGCCGTCACCCATGAGGATAACGGCATTTGATACAACAAGATTATTGACACTTGTATATGAAGGAACCTCTGAGATAGCCAAGTTACCAGTAATAGATACGTTACCAGTTACATTTAAGAAACCATCACGAATCACTACGTTACCCTTTTCAAATACGGCTACATTTGAACCATCACTAGCACCGTTGCTGCCAACTAAAAGGTGTGTACCTATGGTCGCATTCGTAGAAAATGTATTACCGGTAATTTTTAAAACATTAGAAGCATTAGCCTCCACTAGAAACTTATCGTTACTTGTTTTGAACATGTTGGTTGCGAATATATTGGTTGAAATAACGTTACCCTGTACAGCAACCAAGTTTTCTAATTGATCATTGATAATGACACGATTCTCACCCACCTGAAAAGGATTTACTGGGTTGTTTGTGCCTATACCAATCTGCGTCGCAGTAAAACGAAATACGTTGGTGAGACCAGTGAACTCTGTGCTTTCTACATTCGCAGTGACCTTATTAGTAATTGTAAGGTTTGCGACTTCAATTTGATCTGCTGTGATTTCACCAGCGTCGATACTTGCGAGACCACTTAAAACATCGGTCTCTCGTGGTGCAGCGTCTAGACTTGTTACGAAAATCTGATCGAATCGTACTGATCTGCCCATCTATACATTAGTTACCGAATAAAATTCCGGCAAGGCCATTGCGTATTCTAAGTACATTATAGTTGACTGCGTATATGAACAATTCCTGACCATCTGGTCTAAGGTTTCCCTTTTCTACACCATTCATGGATAACACTGCGTGATCTATTCTTGAAAAATTACAGGTGCCAGATGGGTTATAGTCTGAAGCGTTCAGACAGAAATGGTATGCGAAATACCTGGTGTTGAATAGCACTTCCGTCTCTGGAATAAAGTCGGAGTGACCATATGAAGATTTGTAGTAATTTTGTATGGTGTGAAAATAGACGGGTGTCATTTTTTCAAATAAGTGTGTGCCATTGATTTGTAGATCCGCTTCAAGGAAGGTAAAACGATCATTAGCAAAATCACCACTCGAAGCACCAAATCCCCAAAAGAGAGACTTCACGGGATGATTAAAGGTTCCTAAATCAATTCTATTGTAACCACCCACATCAGTGTTATTGTTTACAACCGTCATAAGCTCGGTTTTAATAGATTGAACTTGGGTTACTATAAAGTCCATCTGCCTCTTCGTGAAGGTTTCTCTTTCATCTTTATCGAGGTAGATAAAATTACCATAAACCTTTGCCGACTTTTCAGCCTCATCTAGGGTGTCCAGATTCGCGGCATCGAAATCTATCTTTATTTCAACCTGATGGTGTTGGAGTGCTATCAAGGGTAAAAATGCCTTGTGGTCACAGAAAAAGAAGTGAAGGGGTAAGAATGTGTGACAAGACCTAGATGTTTTGTTATTCAGCTCCTGTGACTTCGTGTACGAGTCGGCAAGGTAATTTGTCCATATATCAGAGAAATAGTCATAGTGTTGAGAATCTATTTTTTGTCCACCGATAAAAAGAGAAATAGTTGAATTATAGAAAAGATTTGAGGCAATATCAGCGTTTCTATTAGCCGACTCAAACCAGATACCATTTATGATATCACCGAGAACTGGTATCGTAATAGACGTGTCAGTCTCGGTAACCGTTTTAATGTATTTTGGGGCTTGAGAAAAATTCGTATGACGTGTAAACTTCGTACGAAAAAAAGAATGTCCTTCGTCACTTATAATATAGGCATCTTGAACACCTTTAGAAACGAGTTGTATTAATGCACCCGACATTTACTAATTAGTCAGATTATAAAAACAGACACTTTCCCTGAGGGAAGTCACTCTTTGGTTCTTCCGCCATTTTACCACGTACATTGAATCCACCCTGTCTATAAACCTTGAGTCTCTTGTAATACATAGCTGTAAAAATAGACCATGGGTCATGAACATCATATATGTGCGGATCATTCTGTTTACCTTTCGTTTCTCTCATGATACGACCAATGCTTTGTGTTATATCAGACTTGGGTGAGGCTAAAATAACCGTATCTAACGTAGGAATATCTAAACCTTCATGAGCTTGGGAGAACGTCGCAAAAATGATCTTCTTCTTTGAAGATTCTTGGAGTTGTGCTTCTTTCATTCCACCCATATAGAGCCCTGAAGTTTTAGGGAAACACTGATGAAGGAGTTCACAATGAAATCTTCTATCACTGAGAACGAGGAGTTGCCTTGTACCAGCTGATGCTTTCTTTACAAGCTCACAGAGCATCTTATTTCTCTGTCGGTCTTCGACGAGCTCAGTTATCATATTTGGCATCGATATCTTTCCATTTCTCATAGATGGTGGTGGATTTTTGTAGTTTGGAGACTCGTACACAATTGGGAACACCTCCACCTGTCCTTGATTCTTTCTTTCAACCGCGAAAAAGGTGGGGCCCATAAACCAATGTAAAACCTTGGTTAGACCATCTTTCCTCTCTGGTGTTGCTGACAGACCATAGATATGGCGAGGGCAAAGCTTGAACAGACTTTGACTGAAAACCTTAGCACATATATGATGTGCCTCGTCCACTATGAGAGTACCTATACTCTCAAAATCTGTAAAAGAGTATTCTTTGAGGGACAGTGATTGAAGCATAGCGATGACAAAGTCACAATCAACTTCTTTCTTATCCTGTTGCACGATACTTATACTAGCACCTGGGCAGAACTGTTGAATTCTCTCCCTCCATTGATCAGCTAAGAATTGTTTGTGAACCACTATCATCGTTCTGTATCCCAATTTACAAGCTATGGCCAAGGATACCGTCGTTTTACCGTACCCACATGGTAAAGAAAGGATACCATGGCCAGCTTTAATTGCTGCTCTAAGGGCGTCGTTTTGGTGTGTGGCATCTCTAAGTTGACCAGCGAACTTAGTTTGAATTCGGGTAGGTTCGGGGCGTTTGTCTTGGGAAGGCTCCCCAAGCTTAGAAGTTCCGTAGAATCTTGGAACGCACACTCCAGTCTTAGTTGCTCTGAAAACTTTAAAAGGTGGCGGAGGAAATCCATAGTCTCCGTTGACGATTGGTCTTACCGTAAGTTCCTTTTTAATTTCGGAAATTGGACCCGAATTTACGAGATATCCAGTTCGAGTGAGCATACTTATTTAAAGATGTGAAACTTTAAATAAGTACACGATGCCTACTCTTAGTATTGACGAAAACATTAATAGACTTCAGAATTCTATTGAGCAGATGACTCAAGAAATTTTTAGGATGCAAGGGATGTTAAAGACTTTTATGGATCTAAAGGCCGCTGGAGTGAACAACATAGAAATTCCTTCTCAAGGACTGGAGAAGATTGAGGAAGAGAGTACCCAAGAAAATCCTGAGTGATTGCCTACATTCCAAATACCCTTAAAGTCTAATTCAACTTCAACTTCATCATCCTTTACTAGGGATTGTATAGGTTTACCCTCAAACTTACACATCACCCTTCGATAACGAAATGGTACTTTAACGGTGAGTACCTTACCATCCAGTGGATTATCAATATTTTGATTTAGAAGAAGATGTATCTTACTCACATGCATACGCTCTATGATTTCTGAAACTTTTTGAGGAATCACAAAGCGTATATACTTTTTGTCATTATGATCATAAAATGGTTCATACACTTTAGCTGTGAACTTCATCTAAGATACACTAAAAGTAAAACTATAAGTAACACTAAGAGGATTATTCCAACGTGGGTTAGTAAGATTGGTTTCAATGGTTTCCTTGTTCCGAAGCATATATGGCTTAGGGCTCGCGAAACTTCAACAGAGGCCTCAATACTTGAATATGGTGTATGTCTAGGAGACATCATACCACACATAGCAACCTTTGAGCATTTCCCAAAGAAGGGAAGCTGTCCCTTAAGGCTGAGCACACCAGAGGATTGTGAGAAGTTCCACTTGTTTTCTTTCCATTCGGCACCCCAGCCAATTCTGGTTGAGGTGGGTTGAGGTAATCGGAGTTGACGAACAACTTCATTGATGAGTGTTTCAGGATCGGAACTTAATACCTCTTTACCGAGATCGCATATGA